TTAAAGAAAGGCGAGCAAGATGGATAAAGACTTTTTGACTAAACGTGCTGGCGCATTCACAAGTAGCGAAATTTACAAGCTGGTGGCAAGGCACAAAAAAACTGGGGAATACTTAGTGAGCAGAGATAGTTACATAAACAAAGTATTTATGGAATTGCAATATAATTGCCCGATGTCAAGCTATGGAGATAGTAGACCAACTATCTGGGGCAAGTTACTTGAAAAATGGTACATGGCTCAGATTGAATTGGGTACACCAACACCAACCGATACCTTAACGCATCCAGAATGTTTGTTATGGAAGGGAACACCTGACATGATATACAAAGAAGAAAAAATGGTAGGGGATCTTAAATGCCCAAGTGATTTAGAAAGGTTTGCAATAGCTTATGAATGTAAAGGAGATATACATAAATTGAGGGCTACCTACAAAGAAGGCGAGAAGTATTATTGGCAGTTGATGAGTAATGCTATTTTAACTGGCAGCGACAGATGCAAACTTGTTTTTTACGTGCCAAGCGAAGCAGACATAGAAGAACCCAAAACTGGAATCAGGGCATATGCCGATGATGGAGAAGGAAAACATCATTGGGTATTGTTCTCAAATTACTACGAATTGCCACACGTTCCAAAAGAAAGCAGCTTGCCTAATCAAGTAGTAATTGAATGGCAAGTAGACAAGATAGAAAGGCAGCAGTTAATTAATGATGTATTAAGCGCAGCCGAAGAAGTAACCAGCAAACTATTTTCAAAAATAAATAATGACTAAGCTAACAAAAAGAAAAGGATTTAACTTTTTGCGAAGTTACTTTGATGTCCTAAACGAATTAAAAAATGATTCCGATAAATTGAATTTTTTAATGGCTATTATTAATAAGCAGTTTTTAGATGAGAACCCAAAAGACTTAGAATTTTTAGTAAATTTATGTTATGAAAGCCAAAGACATCAAATAGAAAAAAGCGTAAAGGGTTGGAAGCAAGCAAGTAATACTGACCTATTGGGCAACCCATTAAGTGACCCCAAGGGTAACCCCCCAAGTAACCCCCCAAGTAACCCCCTAAGACCCAAGGGGGAAGTACAAGAACAAGTACAAGTACAAGTACAAGAGAAAGTAAAATATATTCCTGACTTTTCTGAATTTTTAGATCATGCCATTTCAAAAGAACCAAACGTTGATGAATATGCCTTAAAGCTAAAGTTTGAAAGCTGGGTTGAAAATGGATGGAAAGACGGCAATAATAGAAAAATAACTAATTGGAAATCTAAGTTGACAAATACCATTCAGTTTATTGCCAAAGGCACTAACTCTAAAACAAAAAGAAAGGTTAAGGTATTTTAATGATTATTGAGCAGATTTATGCTATTAATGCGCAGATGGTTTATGACCTTGAATGCACAAATACCAACGGCAAAAATTCAACACCTTGCCCAGTTTGCAGCCCATCACGAAAAAAGCAAAATGCAAAGTGCTTGGATTACAATACAAATTTAGATGTGGGCTATTGCAACCATTGTGAGGAAAGGTTTGTGAAACACAAGCCACACGAAAACCAAATTGAATACAAGATTCCAGAATGGTCAAACAAAACAGATTTGTCGGTTAATGCTGCAAAGTGGTTTGAAAACAAAAGGATGATAAGACAAGAAGTCTTGGTTAAGATGGGCGTTTGTTCAAAGTCTGTTTATATGCCACAACTATCTGGAGAGGCAAATTGCATTTGCTTTCCGTTTTACAAGGATGGCAAGGTGGTCAATGTGAAATACCGAGATGCGCAAAAGAATTTTAAACTTGAATCTGGGGCTGAACTTATTTGGTATAATTACGATGCCATCAAAAGCAACAAAGAAATAATAATTTGCGAAGGCGAGATTGATGCGCTTAGTTTTATTGCTGATGGAATGGCTAATGTGATAAGCGTTCCAAATGGCGCAAGCGCAAAGCAAATGACTTATCTGGATTCAAGTATTAAGGAGTTAGAAAAAGTAGAAACGTTTATAATTGCAACGGATGGAGATGCAAAAGGTATTGAACTGCGAAACGAACTAATAAGAAGGCTCGGAGAAGGAAAGTGCAAAACGGCTCATTTTAAGGAGTTTAAAGATGCAAATGAGTTTAGGGTACACAATGGGCATAAAAGTCTGTTGGAGGTCATTAAAAGTGCCAAATATGTCAAAATAGATGGTGTGGTAAATGCAGAGGATATTGAAACTGATGTTGTCAACCTTTTTAATAATGGTTTGCCAAAAGGTAAAAACATATCTTTTCCAGTAATGGATGAATTAATTACTTGGGAAACGAAAAGACTTTTGGTTGCTACTGGAACACCACAAAGTGGAAAGAGTGAAATGATTGATTTTATTACTACCAAATTAAACTTGAAACATTTTTGGAAGTGCGCTTATTGGACACCTGAGAACTTTCCTATTGCCTACCATTACTCCAAGCTAAATGAAAAGATAAGTGGCCTATCATTTAACAAAGCAGACCAAACAGAAGCAATGTTTTGGAATGTCCATAACCACATCAAAAAGAACTTTTTTTGGGTTGATCCAGATGACAACTTAGGGGTTGATAATATTTTGAGTAAGTTTGAATTTTTGGTAAAGACTAAGGGAATAAAGATTTGCGTAATTGATCCATTCAATAAATTGGATAATAGCACAAGGGATAATGAACGGCAATACATAAGCAAGTTACTTGATAAATTAATATTGTTTGCAAAAAAGAATGACGTCTTAATGATTTTAATTGCCCATCCAACAAAGCTAAGAAAGCAAGACGATGGCACTTACCCAATGCCGACAATGTATGACATTTCAGGAAGTGCAGACTTTTGGAATAAAGCAGACTACGGAATGGCTTTAAGTAGGGCGCAAGAAGCCGATACAAAGAAATTTTTAAATGAGGGCATTTGTTCAATTCAGAAAGTAAAGTTTAAGCACTTGGGAAAAACTGGCGCATTTGAATGGTTCTATAATTTTAAGAATGGAAGATATAGTGCAAAAGGTCAGGGCGTTGCCGTTGACATGGATAGCGACAATAAAAGCTGGTTATCAACTAAGCCAATGAACGATGATTTAAACGCAGAATGGACACCATTTGATTAAAGAAAAATGAACATAGAAGAATATATAGTAAGATTATTTAACCACATCGAAGAAAAAAATGCTGAGATGAAAGAAAGTGGTTTGAGCAAGGTTAACAGATACAATGCAATTAAGAAAGCATTGCGTGAGGTTTATGCCAAAGAGATTAAGGAAATGTATGAAAAGAAAATATAAAATATTAAACTTGTATGCTTGCTTAGGTGGCAACAGATACAAATGGGATGAAGTGGCCGAAGAAGCTGGCATTGAATTGGAAGTGACTGCCGTTGAATGGGATGAGGAATTAGCCAAGCTTTATCAAGAAAGGTTTCCAAATGATAAAGTGATAGTTGCCGATGCACATCAATACTTACTGGATCACTACAAAGAGTATGATTTTATATGGAGTAGTCCACCATGCCCATCGCATTCAACAACAAATCATTTTTTAAACGCACAAGGAGTAATTCGATACCCAGACATGAAACTTTATCAGGAAATATTATTTTTAAATCATTTTTACAAAGGCAAATATGTAATTGAGAATGTAAAACCATATTATGAACCATTAATACAAGCACAAAAAAGAGGCAGACATTTGTATTGGACAAACTTTAATTTGCCAAATATTTTAAGCAATAGAAATGCGCCAAGTATGAAAGCTCATGGGGATAGGCCAGCAAACAATTGGAAATTATTTTCTCAATTTCATGAAATAGATTTAAGCACTTATAAGGGTAAACAAGGCAAAGGTAAAATAGCAAGAAACTTGGTTGACTATGAAGCTGGAAGAACAATATTTGAAACAATATTGGATATAAAGAAAAAGATGGATGTCAAGCAAACGGAACTATTTTAATGAAAGTTTTAGAATTATTTGCTGGCTCAAGAAGTATAGGTAAAGCAGCCCAAGATTTAGGATGCAACGTTTTTTCCTCTGACATTAACAACTTTGAAGGGATAGATTATGTAATCGACATTAATAATTTTGATGTTTTGCAAGTTCCCTTTGTTCCTGATTTTATATGGGCATCTCCTCCTTGCACTTATTTTTCCGTGGCATCTATTGGAAAGCATTGGAATAAAGATCATACACCAAAAAGTGATAATGCGTGGAAAGGAGTCCAATATGTAGAGTCAACTTTAAAGATTATAAACCATTTTTTAAATCTAAATCCAAACATTGTTTTTTATATTGAAAATCCAAGAGGCAAGCTAAGAAAATTGGAAGTGGTTAAAGGTTTACCAAGAAAAACGATTTGGTATTGTAGGTATGGAGATAAACGAGCAAAGCCAACCGACATTTGGAGCAATAACATAAGAAGTATATTTAATCCTAATGGATGGCAACCAAGAAAGGAATGCCACAATGGAAATACAAATTGCCATCACGAGGCAGCACCAAGAGGGAGCAAGACTGGAACGCAAGGCTTAAAAGGAAACTATGAAAGAAGTAAGATTCCATCGCAGTTATGCAATGAGATAATACAAAGCAGTTTAAAAAACTATGAACAAAAAGATTAACCGAAAATGTCGCATCTGCAAAAAGGTTTTTAATCCTAAAAGGTTAAATGAGTATTGGTGTAGTGCAGACCATGCCATTGAATATTTAAGGCTACAAAAAGAAAAGGATCAAAGAAGTTTAAAGGTAAAGCAAGAGATAAACAAAAAGTTATATCCGTCAATAGCAAAGCAATCAAAGACAAGCTATACTGGAAGGCTTAATTATGCTCGTAAAATATTCCAGAAATGGATAAGGCAAAGAGATGTGAATGAGGGCTGCATAAGTTGTGGTTCAACATCTGCAAAGTATTATGATGGTGGACATTATTTTAAAGCTGAGATATATCCGAACCTTATCTTTAATCAGGATAACGTGCATAAGCAATGTCGCAAGTGCAATAGATATTTGAATGGCAATGAGGCAGCATACACCATAGGATTAATAAAAAAGATAGGCATGGAAAGGTTTGAACAACTGCAAAAGACTGCATCAAAAACTGCGTATAAATATGATGAATGTGAATTAAAAAGGATAAGAAAACAATACAAATGAATAATAATAACAAAAATAGAGTTACTTTTGTAGAAGATATGAAAGGTCAAGACGTGCAAAGCTGGGAACTATTAAGCAGCCAGTTAAGCAACATGAGTGCAGCAATCTTAGATATACAAGGCAAGTTAAATCTTGTGATGTCCGAGATAGTAGAAGAACCAAAGGAAGAGAAGTGGAGCATTAAGAAGTGCTACGAATACTTAGAGTGCAGCCGTTCCACATTTAACACAAAGCACAGAGTAAAGCTAACCGAATACAAAGAGCAAGGCAAGGCAGCTAAGTATAGCAGCGAGCAGATAAGGGAACTCAAAGAACAACTGGCCGAAGCCAAAAGAAACAAACTACTTGCAAGCAGATAATGCCAAAGCTACCTGATAACATAAGACCATCGTACTTGCCTCCTAAGCCTAAGCAAAGTGGCCGAAGGTTTAAGAACAAATGGTATAATACAACGAGGTGGCGAAAGCTAAGGGCAGTCAAGTTAAGTGAATCTCCTTTGTGCGTAATATGCGATAAGGAAGGAGTAATAACATTGGCCAATGTAGTAGATCATATAAGCAATGTAAGTAGTGGGGATAGTCCAGCACAGATGGAACAAATGATGTGGGATTACAATAACTTGCAAAGCGTTTGCGATAGCTGCCATAATAAGAAGTCAGGTCAGGAGGCGCACCAAAGGAAATGAATTGACCCCCCCCTATGCCTATGCAAATTAATTTAGAACAACATTTGCATTAAGTTATTACGCCACAGAAAGAAACAAACAACAACAACAATAAAAACAAAATAGAAAATATAATATGCAACCATCAACCATTCATCTACTAAAAAGAATAGAAGAATTAAAACAGATTGAACCAAAGACTAAAGAGCAACAAGCAAAGCTAATTGAATTAGCAGCAGAGGCAAAAGCATTAGGCTATGATGTAGAAGTAAAAGAAACTAAGAAGTCATCTAAGAAAGCAAAGGTAGATAAGATACCAGTAGATGATGTTCAAGATCAAGACAATAATACTCAATTGTAATATAGTCGCAGCAAGTGCTGGAAATGGTAAACAGTTTATTGGAGTTGAAGGCGCTGATTTCTGCCTCATGTGATAAGAGACTCTTTGTTGGTTCGAATCCAACCTTGCTGCCAAAAAAAAATAATTTGATAAGTGAATTAAATTTGTTGAATGGTGCGTGGTTTTTTAAAAGTCATTTTTTTTACAGCTTTGTGACTCCAAGTAGGGGTGGGGTTCGGTCTATAAGATTGATGTTTGAAGGCTCTGCAACCCAGCAAACGTGTTGCGTTGACCCCATAGGGGGGTACTAAACGTGGTTTAAATG